GAATCTTCAGGAAACCCTGATCGACGCACACACCGACCTCGCCATCGCCCACAAGCAGGCAATGGAGCGCGGCAAACCAAAAGTCGATCACGACTGAATACCCGTCCGTCGAGCGTCATCGGCAAAGCCGCAAGGGGCTACCTTGCAATCACGTTAATGGACGTTACCCATGACCGAAGCTGCCCAAACAGCACCCCCGATTGATGCGCGTCAAGCGTCAATGTCCCGTGTTCAAACACAGGAAACCGTCCTAGCCAAGTTAACGAACCCGCCCGCGTCAGAGGTGGCAACCGAGGAAGAACCCAAGGTTGAACAGGGCAAGGATGAAAGCGGCAAATCTAAGGAAAAGCCGACAGCCAATGAGCGAATCCAAGAGCTTGCGAACAAGCGACGCGATGCCGAAGCGAGAGCAGAGGCAGCGGAAGCAAAGGCGCGAGACCTAGAGGAGCGAGTCCGGCTGTTAGAAACGGTGGCCCCAGCCAAAGGCGTTGACAAAGCGCCCGCCCGTGCAGATTTTGCAAGCGAGGACGAGTACCTCGATGCAAAGCTGGATTGGCGGGAGGAACAACGCCGGATGGCTGATGAACAAGCGCGCGATAAGGTTAAAACCGAATCGCTAGAGCGCAAGTTCCTGACGGCGCACACGAAAGCGATGGAAGAAATCAAGGACTACGCGGAAACGCTGACGGATTCCACTGTTGAAATTCGTAACCCCCTCATGCCCACGATCAAAAAGCAGCCGAACGCGCCGCTGATCTTCTACTACTTGGCTAAAAACCCGGCAGAAGCAGACAGGCTCAATCGGCTCCCATTTGATGAGGCAGTCCTACAAGTCGCAGAGTTTGCACGTGAGTTGTCCACCGACTCGAAGCCCATTCCGAAAGACGAACCGCCCGCAAGAAAACCGCGGGCGCCAGAACCTATCAACCCCGTTAAGGGGACGCCGACCGAAAATCCCGGATCACCACAGGACTTTGAGTCTTACCGGGACAAACGAAAGCGCGAACTCGCTGCGAAGCGATAGATAGCTTCTGAGCCCTACACACATGCCCCTCCGGGGGCTTTTTGTTTGGAGCTTAGGAAATGAGTAATACCCTTCTCACAATTGCGGACATCACCAATGAAGGTCTGATGGTCCTCGAAAACGAACTTGTCTTCACCGACAAGATCAATCGCGAATACGACGAAAAGTTTGGCGTTGACGGCGCCAAGATCGGTTACACGATCAACGTGCGGAAACCAGCCCGTTTCAAGGGCACTATGGGGCCTGCGCTGAACGTTGAAGACTTCGTGGAAACGTCGATTCCTGTGACGCTTACGTCGCAGTTCCACGTCGATACGCAGTTCATTACCAGCGACCTGTTGCTGTCGATGGACGACTTCTCGAAGCGCGTCCTGAAGCCGAAAATCGCCACCATTGCCAACCGTATCGACTATGACGGCTTGCTGATGGCGAAGAACTCGACATTTAACATCGTCGGTGTTGCTGGCACTGCGCCGACTACCGTGTCCCCATTCCTGCAAGCAGGTGCATGGCTCGACTCGGAAGGTGTCCCGCGCGATGGCGAACGTGTCATGCTGCTCGACCAATGGACGCAAGCCTCGATGGCCGGTTCGCTGGTTGGCCTGTTCAACCCGCAAATCACCATCGGTGAGCAGTACAAGAAAGGCTTGCTCGGCAAAGCGACGTTGGGTTTCGACTTCTACATGGACCAGAACGTCAACGTGCAAACGTTCGGCGCACTCGGTGGCACCCCACAGTTCGACGCAACGCAGGGCAGTTCCGCACTGTTGGTTTCGGGCTGGGCGGCGGTCGGTACGTTGGGCACCAAGGGCTGGACGGCATCGACTCCGGTCGTGAACGTCGGCGACGTGTTCTCGATGGCTAACGTCCTGGCAGTCAACCCCCAGAACCGTAAGACGGTCGGTGGTGGTAAGCCGCGTTACTTCGTTGTCACGATCCCCGTGGGCACGCCACAGTTCGGTACGTATGTTCCGGCGCTCGACCCGATCTCTAACGTTGATACCGGCGGTACCTACACGTCAGACGCGAGCGGCAAGCTGCAATTGGGCATTTCGTATGCCTGTATCAGCGGCGGTCAGTTCCAGAACGCGAACTCGGCGCCTGTCGGCAATGCGGCGATCACGTTCTACGGCGGCGCGGGTTCTGTGTCTCCGCAGAACCTTGCGTTCCACCGTGATGCGTACACGCTGGTGTCGGCTGACTTGCCGTTGCCCGGTGGTGTCCACATGGCGGCGCGTGCTTCGCACAAGGATGTCGGCGTGTCAATTCGTGTTGTTCGTCAATACACGATCAACAACGACGCCCTGCCGACTCGCCTCGACGTGCTGTACGGCTTCGCACCTCTCTACCGAGAGTTGGCCTGCCGCATCGCTGGTTAATCAGACTACAGCCCCTACGGGGGCTTTCTTATTGGAGATTTCAAAATGTCCCTGACTACAAACGCACCAGCGATCACGACCCAAACGGCGGTAGTTACCGCGTTTGGTAACGTTTCGCAGATGTACATTCTCAACATCGTCCTTACCCCTGTTGCGGTTGCCACGGCCACCACGGCCGAACAATCGTTCGCGGTTCCGGGTCTTCTGCTCGGCGACTTCGTGATGCTGAATAAGCCAACGGCACAGGCCGGTCTCGGTATCAGCAACGAGCGCGTGAGCGCAAACGGTACGCTGTCGATTACCTACGCCAACAACTCGGCTGGCGCGATCACGCCGACTGCCAGTGAAAGCTACAACTTCATGTTGTTCCGCCCGATTGCCATGCAGATGGCTAACGGCATGCCTAGCCTGCTCCCGCTGTTGGGTAACTAGGTTCTCCTTGGTTAGTATTTGGCCCCTCCCCTCGCGGGCGGGGCCTTTCTTTTTGTGAAATAAAGGGGAACCAGAATGACTGCCAAAGGCATCTTCGACAATCAATTCAATGATTTCATCTATGAGACCGCCAAGGTAGGCATTACTGCAGCGACCGGGTACGGTAGCGCGCCGGTACTGCCTGCGCAGACGTGTCGCATTGACACTGTGAACAATCGCGGCGATGGCGTGAAGCTGCCACCTTCTGCTGCCGGTCTTGAAATGACCATCATCAACAACGCGGCATTGGGCATTACTGTTTATGCCAGTGGCGCCGACACGATGAATACTGTGGCTAGCACGGTCGGTTTGTATCAGCCGCCTAATTCCGTTGACACATACTGGTGCGCGGCTCCCGGTCAATGGCACGCTGAAGTCGGTTTTGGTTATGCCAACGGCTTGGGCACTGAATCGGCAATGGACGGTATCGTCGCATTCGCTGGCGGCGGTCAAACCAATGCAACGCCGGTCACCGTGCAGTCGGCCCGTGTTGCCACTGTGGCGACTGCTGGCGATTCGGTGAAGTTGCCTCCTGCGGTTCCGGGTCTGGAGATGCTGATTCTCAATCACGGCGGCGTGCCGATGCAGGTTTACGGTACGGGCGCAGATACCATCGACGACTTGGCGGCTTCTGCCGGCGTAAGCCAGATGCAGAACAGCATGGTTATCTACACCTGTTTTAGCGCTGGTTTTTGGTACACGAACGGCATCGGAACGGGCTATTCCGGCTCGTACCCGACCGTATCTAGCTCAAACAATCTGACCGCGACGGCTAGTGGCACCCAGGGCACGTCAGTGGTGCTCGGCTCGGTTATCAACCGATTCACGGTTATTGCGACTGCCAACGACAGCGCGCGGTTGCCGACTGCATCCCCTGGCTTGCAGATCACGGTGACAAACGCATCTGCCGTCAATGCGATGAACGTTTTCCCGGGTGTAGGCGATGCCATCAACGCACTAGCACCAAATACGGCATATTCCTTGCCGGCAGGCAAAACGGCAGCGCTTACTGCTGCTGGTGTCCTGAATTGGCACGCGGTGCTGTCGGCCTAAATCATGGCAAACGACGCGACCACAAAAACCGTACTTGACCTGATTACGGGGTCGCTGCGCAAGATCGGTCAGTACGCTGCAGGCGAAGCACTTGCCTACAACGACTCAAACGACGCGCTAGACGTTCTAAATGGCCTTCTGGACATTTGGAGCAACCAGAAGTATTTTGCGTACAACAACGTAGAAACGATATTCATTCTTCAGCCGGGGAAGATTACCTATACGGTCGGCATCGGCGGCGAGATTCCTATTCAGCGCCCGCTGCGCATCAACACGGCATATTCGCGCCGCACGACCGGCAACGGTGCTGTTGACTTCGGTTGCGATGTGTTCTCGATTCAGCAGTATTCGGCCATCGGCCTGAAGATGCAGCCCGGGCCGTGGCCCAAATACATGTTCTACAACAGCAGTTTTCCATTGGCCTCGCTTACGCTGTACCCGATGCCCAACCAGCTTGGAGAAATGCACTTTTGGTCTGACCAGTTGCTGCAAGCGGTTGCGCTGACGGATAAGCTGAATCTTCCACAAGGCTATTACCTCGGGCTGCAATTCTCGCTGGCCGAGCTTCTGTGCACCGAGTACGGCATCGCGGTGCCAAAGGGCGTCGAACGGTTCGCGCGCGAATTCAAGGCGGTAATCAAGGCCACGAATGCGACCCCGCAGCCTACTGTAATGCTCGACCGTGCCTTGATGAACACGGCCGGTGCCGATGCCGGCTTTATCCTGACGGGTGGGTTCTAAACATGGAGTTTGAAGGCTTTGTGGGCGGCGCCTATGAAGCGGCAAACGCACGTCAGGACATCCAGCGTCTGATCAATTGGTATGTCGAGTTTGATTCAAACGATGGGGCAAAGACGCCAAAAGGTCTTCTCGGTGTGCCGGGCCTAGTGTCGTTGAATAGTAGTTATGTCGGTGAGGTTCGCGGAGCGTGGACACTTCCCGGGGGCGTATCGGCAGTATTTGTGATTGGCAGCGCTGTTGTTTTGGCGACGGTCTCTACGCCTGGAACTAATGCAGCGTTTCCCGTGTTTTCGTTCACTCAGATAGGCGGTTTGAATAGCAACGCCGGTCAAGTAAGAATGCGCGACAACGGGGCTGGAAACATTCTGGCTATCGTTGACGGACAGAACCTATACACGTACAACATTAGCACGGGCTCTTTTAACGTAAGCGCTGATCCTGCCTTTCTCGGATCAAGCGTCGTGCTTGAAATGGACGGCATATTTTTCTTTGCCAAGCCGAATTCGCAGACGTTCTTCTGCACTCCTCCCTACTGGAATGGAATCGCTCCGCTTGACGGGACTTACTACGCGCTGAAAGACAACAACGCCGACAACATCGTGACGATGCTAGAAGCCAATCGCCAAATGTGGATTATTGGCGAATCAACAACCGAGATTTGGTACAACGCGGGCAATCCGACATTCCCTCTCAGTCGTCTACAGGGCGCATTGCTGCAAATCGGATGTGCAGCCACGCAAACAGTAGTTCGAACGGGCGAAGCCCTGATATGGCTGGCAAATTCTGAGCGTGGCGGCAAAGGCGTCGTGATGACGCAGGGCTACACATACAGCACGATTTCAACGCCTGCGATTACGTATCAGATCAACCAGTACCCTGTATTTAATGACGCATTTGCGTATATTTACAGCGAAGAGGGCCATGAATTCTATGTGCTTGTCTTCCCCACTGCGGATCTTACTTGGGTGTATGACCTGACGACAGAGTTATGGCATCAGCGGGCATCTAAAGACATGGCGGGCGGTCAGTTTCATCGGCAACGCGCCAATTGCTGCGCGATGGTGTCTGGGATGCACTTGGTCGGCGACTATGCCAACGGCAATATCTACTGGCAAACACGACAGGTGTTTGTGGATGGCCCTACTCCTTTGGTATGCCAGCGTCGCGCCCCGCACACATGGGATAAGAAAAGCCGGCATCGCGTTAACCATGCCCGTTTACAAATCGAGTTTGAAACCGGCATCGGTCAAGAAGTCGGCCAAGGTGTAAACCCCTCTGCAATGCTGCGCTGGTCTAATGACGGCGGATTGTTGTGGAGTAACGAAAACTGGCGAAATGTCGGCGTCGTCGGCGATACGCTTGCTCGCGTTATTTGGCGGCGTTTGGGGGCTGCGCGCGACCGTGTGTATGAATTGAACTTCAGTGATCCTGTGCCACGGGATATTGTCGGGGCATCGTTGGATGTCATGGAATCAAACGCTTAATTTACAAGGAATCACAAAATGGCTATCCAATACTCCGTCACGCACCGCACCAACGCAATGACCGACATTGCAACGCAGGCGGGCGTCAATGCTGTCATCAAGCTGTTCAGCGGTGCGGCTCCGGCCAACTGCGGCACAGTGGATAGCGGCACGTTGCTTGTCCAGTTCGCTGGCAACGCGACGCAGTTCGGCACCGCAACGAGCGGTGTTCTCACGGCATCGGCTGTTGCCGGCGTCAATGCTGCAGCGACCGGCACGCCGGGGTACTTCCGCGTGTACCCGAACGCGGCGACGACGAGCAACGCTGTGTTTCAGGGCACGGTCGGCACCACGGGCACGGACATGATCCTGACCGCGGCGACTGTGACCGCAGGCCAAGCGTGCACGTTCACCAGCTTGACAACTACGGCGTTCGGCGTTTAATAAATTTGCCGACATGACGATTATTGCCAGCGTCGGCAGCGCGTTTTACGCCCCGCAAACAATCACAATCCCGTTTTCCCTAACGAGTAACCCTGCGGTTGTCCAGGTCACATTGAATCGCGCTGCTTGGCCTGCGGGTTTGGTCGCAAAAGCCGGCGTTGCATGGTCGAACGGGAACACGGCGTTCGCTTGGGTGTATGGCGGTGCTAACGGCCCGGTTGTGCAAGGAATGGGGGTGCCTGCTGGCGTCACTACCGGCAGCGTGCAAATAGAGGTTGCGCAGGGCGCAAGCACTTCAGTTTTAGTAGAGACCCTGTAAGTGGCTTCATTTACGTTCAATCAAACATCGGGAACGCAACTCCCGACGATTGATGCGAAGTGGACGGTTTACGATGGCGGCCTAGGGAAATTCTTCCAGACAAACGGCACGTACCTTACCGTCAGCGCGATATTTGCGACGCCGGTTGCTGCCTACGTCAACGGGCACGGCGCAGCGCAACTCTCGCGTATCACACTACAGGCAGGCGCAAGTGTCACCGACACCTACCGAGTTTCTTGTCAAATTCGAGCGCTGTCGACACCCGGTTACGAGCTTTGGCAGACCAGTTCTACGGCATGGCAAGTACGGCGAGATGGAGTATTTGTTGCGAGTGGTTCGCACAGTGAAAACGTTACCTCTGCAAATTTCACGCTGGAAATCAGCGTATCAGCCGCCGGTTTGGTGGTCGGCAAGATCAACGGAACCACGTACTACAGCGGCGTTGATGCGACGCCCATAACGGGGGGATACCCCGGATTTGACGGTCATGATTCCGGCTCGCTGACAGACATTCGCATCCTTAACTGGACAGACGGCGTTGTAACAGGAATCTCGCTCAGTTCGGCCACGACAGACGGCGCAGACGTACTAGCGGCATCAGCGGCGAATCGGCAGGCGATCAGCGCAGCGACGACGGATGGCGCAGATGCGTTGGCGGCAGCAAGCAGCGCGCAAGTTGCAGCAAGCTCGGCAAGCGTTGACGGCGCCGATGTGCTCTCGGCTGCTGTCGGGCAAGGAAAGTCGGCATCTAGTGCGACGACCAATGGCGCTGATGCACTGGCGGCGCAGGCCGCATCGGTGGTTGCAGCTAGTAGTTCAAGTGTTGACGGAAGCGATGTAGCGGCAGGCGCTGTTGCTCCGGTAGTTGCGGGCACCAGTTCTACAGCGGACGGCGCAGACAGCTTGGCGGCTTCGGCCGGATCAGTCGCAGGCGCGTCGAGCTCGACAGCAGATGGCGCTGATGCGTTAGCGGCAACCGCTGCGTCTACGGTAAGCGCAACGACAGCGAGGACAGATGGCGCAGACAGCCTCGCCGCGGCGGTGGCCTTGCTGGTCAGCGCGTCGAGTGCGACGACCGATAGCTTGGACAGCCTTGCAGCAGCGGTAAGTATTGGTGCGGTGGCACTTGCGGCAAGCAGCGCGACGACTGACGGTGCTGATGCGCTTGCAGCCAGTGCAGCGATTGTCGTGACGGTGAGCACGTCAACGAGCGACGGTGCAGATGGTTTGGCTGCAGCGGCCGGTGTTGTGGTCTCTGCCTCGGTAGCGATAACCGATGGCGCTGACATTTTGTTGGCAGCTGAAGCACCGCTAGTCGGTGTTTCAAGTAGTGCGACAGACGGTGCCGATGTAACAAGCGCGACCGCAAGCGCACTGGTTTCGACATCGGCCGCGCTGATAGACGGTGCCGATGCGCTGGCAAGCAATGTAGCGTTGCTGGTCTCAGCCAACAGCGCGACGGCAGACGGAAGCGACAGCCTTGCAGCGGCGGCGGGTGGCGGGGTTTCGGCAAGCTCGGCCACGACAGACGGTGCCGATACGTTGGCCGCAGCGGTCTCGCCGGCAGTTTCGGCAAGCTCTGCGACGGCTGACGGTGTTGATGTCTTGGCAGCAACAGCCGCACCGGTTGTCGGGTTAACCAGCGCGACGACTGACGGTTCGGATGTATTGGCATCTAGCGCCGCGCCGGTTGTTAGCGGCAGCAGCGCAAAGACCGATGGCGCAGACGTATTGGCGGCTAGCGTCGCGTCTGTTGTATCGGCAAGCAGTACGACAACGGATGGTGCAGACGGTCTAGCAAGCGCAGTCAGCCCGAGCATCGCGGCGAGTTCGGCAACGGCAGACGGTGCCGATGTCGTAGCTAGCAGCGTTGCGTCAGTGGTGGCGGCGAGTTCTGCAACGGCAGACGGCGCGGATGTGTTGGCTGCGCAAGTCAGCCCGTTCTCGGCGACTCTTAGTGTCAGCAGCGCCACGACAGACAGCGCGGATGTGCTGGCTGCGAATGTCGTGCTCGCGGTTGGGTTGACGAGTGCGACGACAGACGGTGCTGACACGCTGACAGCAGCCGCAGCGCCGGTAGTGTCGGCGAGTTCGGTCACGACTGACGGCGCGGACGTACTAGCTGCAACCGCGGCGACGGTGATCAGCGCATCGAGCGCAACGACGGATGGCGCGGACACGCTAGCGGCAACCGTTGCCCTGATCGTCGCCTCAAGTTCGACGGCGACAGACGGCGCTGATGCGTTGGCTAGCAATGCCAGCCCGGTAGTGGCGGCGAGCAGCGCAACGGCAGACGGTGCAGACGGTTTTGCAGCAAGTGTCAACCCGGTGCAAACGGGTGTCAGCGCATCAAGTGCGACGACTGACGGTGCCGATGTATTGGCAGCAACGGCGGCGCTGGTTGTCTCGGCAAGCAGTGCGACGACGGATAGCGGCGATGTCTTGGCGGCAACCGTTGCCCTTGTGGCCTCGGCAAGTAGCGCGACGACTGACGGCGGCGATGTTCTAGCTGCAATCGTTGCCCCAGCAGGCGGAGCAGTCGCGGCAAGCTCAGGCACGACAGACGGTGCCGACGTGCTAGCCGCGGTTGGCAGTGTGCAAGTAGTCGCGCCTACGGTGACTTACGGCGGTGTCAGCAAGTGGCTGCACAACGGCACGCTACGCCGACGCAAGAAAGAAGAGGAGGATGACGAGCCTCCGGCTGTTGAAAGCGAGCCGGTTGCTGTTGCACCGAAGCCCGTCGCGCCGAGCAAGTCACGGCCCGAACCGGCGAAGTACAACGATTTCGCAGACGCAATGGCTGCTCTGTCCACAACGCGCCGCATTGAAGCGGTCGAACGCGCTGTGGACGACAGCGCCAGAAGGAAACGACAGCAGCAGGAAGACGAAGACCTGTTGCTGATGTATTGATTCACCCCACGAACGAAGCCCGCCCTAAACAGCGGGCTTTTTTCATGTCCGCCTGGGCCGGAATGCCCTGTTTAACTTGTCCCTGAGACATGACCATCGAAACTGAAGTGCTCGACACCATCGAGCCCGTCGCTCCTTCAACAGAGACGCAAACCCCCGTTGATGACGCGCAGAAAGAGGAAGTCGCGCAACCAAAAGAGGAAGGCCAAGAGCCAGTCAAAGAGCCGTCAGAGGCAGACCGCGCGCTTGCTGCAAAGCAACGCCGCATCGACCGCCTGACACGCGAGAGGTACGAAGAACGCGGGCAGATGAACGCCCGACTCGCCGACCTCGAAGCAAAGCTCATTGCACGTGAGCAACCGACCGACCTGCAACCACAAACGCAAGGACTGACGCAGCAAGACATAGAGCGGCGAGCTACCGAAATCGCCAGCGCCCAACGATTCAACGACCGATGCAACGAACTTGTGTCGCGTGGTCAGAAGTCGATTGGCGAGGACTTCACCAAAGCGGTGACGGTTCTAAACGAAGAAGGCGCGTTGTTCACAACGAACAACAAACCAACGTCGTTGCTGGAAAGCATTTTGGACTCGGACGCACCAGAAGCCCTAATCGCGCATTTGGGGAAAAACCCCGACCTCGCGGCCGAGCTTGCAGACCTGTCCCCGCTGCGGCAGGCGAAACGAATCGGCCTACTCGAATTTGAGATAGGCAACCCCAAAGCCCGCGAACCGTCGCGCGCTCCAAAGCCTCTGCAGCCTGTCAAGCCCGTGGCGTCAGCAAGTGACGAACCGGACATCAACGACACAGCCAAGTGGATTGCCTGGAGCAGCCGGCAAGACGCAAAGAAACGCAAACGATAGGAAAATATCATGGCTAATCAGCTCATCACCCCCGCTTGGATTACCAACACCACCATCAAGTGGCTGGTCAATTCGTCCGCCTTCATCGGCAACCTCAACTCCGATTACAACGACCAGTTTGCCAAAGCCGGCGCCAAAGTCGGAACCACGATCAACGTGCGCAAGCCCGTGCGCGCGACCGTTCGTTCGGGTGCGACTGCGAACTTGCAGGACATCAACGAAACGCAAACGCCCATCACCATCGAACCTGAGTTCGGCATTGACTGGCAGTTCACCGACTTTGACAACACGTTGTCGGTGGACAAGTTTGAGGATCGCTACTGCAAGCCTTTCGGCTCGCAACTGGCAGCGGAACTCGACTTGCGCATCGGCACGCGTTTCTACCGCGCGATTGCCAATCAGTCAGGCACGCCGGGCACTGGCCCGAACACGGCAGTCGCTGCCCTGACCGCTGCGGTTTTGCTGGACAACAACTCTTGCCCGCGTGACAGCAGCGTTCGGACGTTTGCGTTGAACCCGCTCGCCAACGCCGCGATGGTCGGCGGCATGACTGGTTTCTTCAACGACCAGACGAAAGTTGCCAACCAGTTCAAGAGCGGCATGATGTCGGTTGATACGCTCGGCATGGACTTCCAGATGTCGCAAAACCTGCCGACCCACATTCCGGGTGCGCAGGGCGGCACGCCGATCGTTAACGGCGCATCGCAGGGCTTGGTCAATGCCGGCACGACGGACAACCCGTACACGGCGACGACCTCGCTGGTGACAAGCGGTTGGACGGCGGCAGTGGCGCAGCGTTTGAACGTGGGCGACATCTTCACCATGGCTGGTGTGTTCGCAGTCAACCTCGTGACCAAGCAGACGCTCAACGTCTTGCAGCAGTTCGTGGTCACGGCTGCGGCATCGTCCGACGTTGCAGGCAACCTCACGGCGGTGATTTCCCCGGCAATCATCGCCGGTGGTGCTTACCAAAACGTTAGCGCGCGACCGGCTGCCGGCGCGGCCATCGTCGTGGTCTCGGGTGCTGCCGGTGCATTCGTGCCGCAAAACATCCTGTATCACCCGGACGCCTTCACGGTGGTCACAGTGCCGATGGATGTCCCGGGCGGCATGGACATGGCTCACCAGTCGAGCTATCAGGGTGTCTCGTTGCGGTTCGTTCGGGGATTCGACATCCTGAACAACAAGCGCATCAGCCGCTTCGACATCCTTGCCGGCTACGGGGCTCTTCGCCCTGAATGGGCCGTGCGCGTGCCGAGCTAATCGGGTTGGGGCGGGCTTCGGCTCGCCCCATTTCAAAGGACACCCATGACATACGAATACCAAGCATTCCCCGCGTGGCGTTACAACGTTGACGGCGGGCGTGTTTTTGAAGATCAAGCCGAACTTGACGCCGCTGATGGCGATTGGTTCGACACGCCGGATTTCGTCGTGCCAACGTCCGACGAGCGCACAGCGCTTGTTGCCGATGCTGCAGCCAAGGGCATTGCCATTGACGGTCGTTGGGGCATTAAACGCATTCGTGAGGCGTTGAACGTCGCCTAATGGCAAGCGCCCTCTCGATCATCACGTCTGCGCTGCAAACGTTGGGTGTGGCCGCCATCGGTCAGACCATCAACCCCGAAGACGCATCGGTCAGCCTCACGGCGTTGAATGACTTGGTGGACTCGTGGACGAATCAAACCCTGTTTTCGCAAACCACGATTGAGACCATCTACGCGATGCCGGGCAACGCTCCTACGCTGACGATCGGCCCCGGCTTGCAACTAAACATCAATCGCCCGATGCAGCTTGAAGACGGCATCTTCATGCGCAAGGGAAACCAGGACTACCCGATCGACGTGATTGATCGGGTGACCTATGAAAACATCAAGTACAAGACCATGCAGGCGTTCGTGCCTGATTTCATCTATTACGACACCGACGTGACGGGCGGACTGCTGTACTTCTACCCGATCATGCAAGGCGCGGGCGAGTTGCACATACCGCTTCAATTGCAGATGACGCAGTTTGCTGACCTGACGACCAACTACCCGTTGGTGCAGGGCTATCGCCGAGCGTTGCAGATGACGCTGGCCGAAGAACTGCAAGAAGTGTTCGGCAAGCAGTTGCCGCCGACGTTCGGCCGACGCGCCGGGATGGCCCGCAAGATGCTCAAGCGCGCAAACGTCGTCATCCCGAAGACTGAGACACCGCAGCCGATCCGCTACAACATCCTGAATAACCGATGATTCTTTTTGTCGGCCCCTCCTACGCGCTTGCCACTCGCAAGGCGAGCATGCAACGGTCGGTGAACCTGTATCTAGCGCAAATGGAGGCGTCTGCCAAGTCGCCGGCCATCCTCAAGAGTGTGCCGGGCCTGATTCAGCGCGCGAGCGGTTATGGTGAGTTCCGGGGCAGCATCGAGACAAACAGCCGCGCATTTGTCGTGTTCGGTAGCTCACTCTATGAGCTAGCGGCAGACTACACGCTGACAGTTCGCGGCGGGCTGGCGACGAGCACAGGCGCGGTCAGCATCGCTTGCGGGCTGTTTCAGGTGGTCATTGTTGATGGCGCGAACCTGTACGTCTTGAAGCTGTTGGACAGCACATTCCAGCAAGTCGCTACCAGCGCGTTTACGGGCGCAACAACGGTCGAGTTTGCAGACAACTACTTCACGCTGACCAAAGACCGCAGCGGGCAGCAGTTCCAGATTACCGCGATCAACGACGCGACAACTATCAACGCGCTCGATTTTGCCAGCGCGGAAAGCTCGCCGGATGACTTGGTGGGTCACATCGTCGTGCAGGCAGGGATTCTTCTGTTCGGCACGTTGACAACCGAACTGTTCGTTCACACCGGCAATATTGACTTCCCGTTTGAGCGTTCGCGCGGATCGGGGTTTCAAGTCGGTTTGATGGCGGCAAAGTCTCTTCGTTTGGTAGACAACTCGCCCATGTGGGTGGGGCGTGACAAAAACGGGTCGGGGCTTGTCTATCGGCTCACGGGCGGGCAGGCGCAACGTGTGAGCACGCAGGCCATCGAGCAGGCGCTGCAACTCTCGACCGACCTGACCCAAGCCTGCGCGTGGACGTATCAGGACAAGGGGCTGACGTTCTACGCCATCAACGCGCCCGGCCTGACATCGACATGGGTGCATGAAAGCAGCACCGGCCAGTGGCACGAGCGCTGCGACCTTGACGCTTTCGGTCAATACAAAGCCGGCCGTGTCACCGGGGCACTGTTCGCATTCGGCAAGCATTTCGCAGGCGATGCGAATGGCAATCTGTACCAATGGAGCGACGACGTTTACCGCAACGGGTCGGACGTTCTCGTGCGTGAGCGCACTAGCCCGCACGAAGCGGTCGCCGGTCGGTTGCGTCAGTTCTTCGGGCAGTTCTACCTAGACGCAGAAACAAACGGCGCAATGCAGGGCGATGATCCGCAGGTAGAACTGTCATGGTCGGACGACTCCGGCAAGTCATGGAGCAACGTCGTTACGCGCTCGCTTGGCAAGGTCGGCGAGATATTCGCGCGCCTGCTGTGGAATCGCTTAGGTGACGCCCGCGACCGCGTGTGGAAAGTGAAATTCAGCGGCAATGCGCAGTTTGCAATTGTTGACGCTCAAGCCGATTCAAAACCCGGAACCAACTGATGCCTATCCCCTCACTCACGCTCGACGCGATGCTCAACGCGGTGACGTTCGGGCAAGCCAGCCTGCACACCGCGTTTCCCGGCACGACCGGCGCAAACGAAGTGACCGGCGGGACACCGGCCTACGCGCGCAAAGCAATCACAGTCAACCTTAGTTCGGGCGGCGTGCGCGCTCTCGCTGCTGGCGTCGTCTTCGACGTGCCGATTGGTACTGTGCGGTTCATCGGCTACTGGAACGGCGGCACATTCCTCGAATGCGCGGTCAACGGCGGCGCGACGCCAAAGAACTTTGTTAGTTTGGCCGCGACAGACACGGTTTACAGCCCCTCGCACGGCTACGCCGACACCACGCCGATAGTGTTCGTGGGCGGCTCACCTCCGCTGCCGTTGATTGAAGGCACGACTTATTACGCGCGTGACTCGGCGTTGGATTCGTTCAAGGTCACGGCGACAGCGGGCGGTGTTGCCATTGACCTCACAGCGCCGTCGTCGTTCGGCTGCGTGGTGTGCGCGATCACAGAGCAGGTGTATGGGGCTCAAACCACGCACACCCTGTCAACGGCTACCTTTGCCATCCCAACCTGATGGCAACGACTGGCTCTGTCGCGTATGTGCGCACGCAAACCGTCTCGGTGCAAACGGGGGCGACAGGGTCGGTGTCGTTCTTTGCGGCCCGCGCATCCACGAGCATTTATTCATCCATTGCAATCAAACGGCTCAACACAAAGAACCGCAAGGTTATCCGCCCGGTCGGTGTTCCGATGGTCGGCACCGATGGCATGCCTACTCAGCAGTGGACGGATTGGTTTGTGTACATCGAGAAAGAGTTTCTCAACATGCTAAACGGCCCGACGCTTCCCGATGTTGCGAAATACGTGACGGTCGGGCAAGCGACTGCAATCGCGGTGGCAGCGGTGCAAGCTGGGCTCGCGCAGCAGGCCAACGCCAACGCGCAGTCAATTCAAACAATACGCGAGGTAGTGCAAATGGCGGCACTCCCTGGCGCGGTGCAAATTCCGCCACCGAAACTCTATTCGGACTTTACCGCACCAGGCAACAGCACGAACACCGACAGCAGAGGTGGCGAATGAAAGATCATCATGTTTGACGACATTGCAAGAGGTTATTACAACCCCGCCAAGATTGCGGCAGCGCAAGCCGCACAAGGCAAGGGCGCTGACGGTCGATCAGTTCTCACGGGGCAGGGGCTTTTGTCTACGCTCAACCCGATTACGACGCCCAAATGGTTCCCCGAACAGCAAACAATGACCCGCAACAGCGGCGGCGACTATGAAGCAACGACCATCCCCGGCTACTTTCTGAGCGACAACGGAACGAAACTTCAATCGCCCGATGGCGGCAAGACGTTCTCAGACCAATATGACAACCCGACCGGGAACGGCAACCGTGATCAAGCGCATGTAACGTATCGGGTAGACCCTGCTACCGGGCAATCCGTACCGGTTGATGCAAATAACGCCTATCAGCCCGGGGGGTGGGTAGACACTGGCCGCGACCTTGCCAAATGGGGCGCAATCATGGGAACCGCAGGCGCTGCCGGCGCGTATCTCGGTGGCGGCGCTGCGGCTGCAGGCGGATCGGGCGCGACAGCCGGTGGTGGTGCCACGGGCGCTGCCGGAGACTTCGGTGCAGGCACTTATGGCGCTGGCGCTGCGGGCGCTGCAGAGGGTGGCGGAACTGCAGCAGGCGCGTCTAGTTTCGCGCCGGGCGGCTTCCAATTCGGCGGTGGCGCTGCAGGGGGCGGCGGTGCCGCGGCCGGTGGTGGCGGCATGGCAGGCGGTGGCGCTTCCAGCTTCGCCCCGAGCGGCTTCCAATTCGGCGGCGCGGCTGGTAGTGGCGGTGCGGCTGGTGGCGGTGCTGCAGCCGCGGGTGCCGGTGGAGGCGGCGCAAGTCCGGGGTTCATGAGTTCGCTGACATCGGGCAACTTCGGCGATGCAGCAACAGCGGCCGGGAACTGGGCCACCAGCACGAACGGGCTGCAAACGCTCGGCGGGTTGGGTTCAGCTTTCCTGCAAAACCAAGCTGCTGGCAAAGCGCTTGGCGCGCAGACCGACGCAACGAACAGCGCTAACGCTCTGCAGAAGTACCAATACGACACCACGCGCGCCGACTATGCGCCGTATCGCCAAGCCGGCACGCAAGCGGTCGGGCAGATGTCGAATCTGCTTGCCAATCCGAACAGCATTACCCAAGACCCTGGCTATCAGTTCGGGCTCGACCAAGGGGTGCAGGGCGTTGACCGCAGCGCGGCGAGCAAAGGCAGTCTTTACAGCGGCGCTACGCTCAAAGCGTTGCAGCGGTACGGCACCGACTACGGCACGACTAAGCTCAACGACACGTTCAACCGGCTCGGTAGCGTTGCACAACTCGGCGCATCGGGTACGGCCGGCACGGCGCAGGCTGGCAGCAACTATGCAAACCAATTCGGCGCCAACACGACCGGGCTTGGCAATGCCGGCGCAGGCAACGCGCTCTATCAGGGCAACGTGTGGGGCAATGCATTGAACGGCGCAGTGTCTGCCTACATCAACCCGCCACCCAAGCCATAAGGAGCGAACATGCCTGTTTCAGACATCTACGCTGGCAATGCGCTAGTGCAGCCGAAGTCCATTCAAGACTTCACTAATGAAAACATGCTCATGCAGGGCCAGAGGCAAAAACTGCAGCAGGGCAACCTTGCGTTGCAAGAATCGCAGATGAACCTGCAGAAGAACGCAAACATGATGCAGCAGCGTCAAGGATTGCAACAAGCGATTCAAAGCGGGCAAGTTGACCTCAACAACCCGCAGCATCAGGCCAATCTCGTCGCACAGTTTCCTGACGCCGCGCCCGCGTTCCTAAGCTCTGTTCAAGCAAGCAAAACAGCGTCAGCGTTGGCCGAAAAAGATTCGGGCGCTGGTGCTGCATCGCAAGCAGAGGCACAGACTAAACACTACGGCATGCTGAAAAACGCGACCGGCGTTATTTCGGCCAACCCGACCCCCGATGTCGTGAATAGCGTGCTGACGCAGTATTCACAAATGACAGGCCAGCCCGTTGATGAAACGCGCAAGTTGTTTGCCCAAGCGGGAAACAACCCTGCGGCTATCAAACAACTGGCTGACGGTTTTGCGATTGATGCAGACAAGAAGATGCAAGATCAGACGACGCAACGCGGTCAGAATATCTCGTCACAGACTCAATTGACGACCAGCGCAGCGGCAAACAGTGCCCACATTCAAGCGGCCAACATCTCGGCTTCGGCCTCGCGCGCCAACAACGCCGCGACTATTGCCAAGGATTACAAGTTGGGCGGCATCGACCCGCAGACAGGCAACTTTATCGGCATGGGCGGCGATGGTGGCAGCGGCCCGATGTCCGGAATCATTGATGCGCTCGGCACCAATCAAATAACAATGGCAACCGCGCTAAGTCGCGTTCCGCCTGGAATGAAAAGCGGCATTGTGGCCGAACTGCTGAAGAAATACCCTGACTATGACGAGACAGCCATCGGAACCCGCCAAGCTGCGAACAAAGCATTTACAACCGGGAAAGAAGGTGCAGCCATGCGCTCTATCGGAACGGCTGTCAAGCACTTGGACATGGTAGATGGCATGGTCGATGCGCTCGGCAACGGCAACTTGCAAATCTTGAACAAGATCGGCAACGCGTATCAAACGCAAACCGGCAACCCGGCGCCGACTAATTTCGACTCTGCTAAGGAAATCGTCGGGCAGGAGGTTGTCAAAGCCATCGTGGCTGGCGGCGGTGGGGTGGGGGAACGCGCAGAGGCTGCGAAAGCCCTAGAAAACGCAAAATCGCCGGCTCAGTTGCGGGGCGTTATCCAGACGTACAAAACGATCATGGGGGCGCAACATGAATCGTTGCTGCAACAGCGCGACGCGGCGGGCTTGCCTCGATCTTCGCTACCAGACTATACGGAAGCAAAACCAGCCGCTGCACCCGCCGCTGCTGGTGGCGGCTGGAAATACATAGGGCCGGCAAAGTAAATGGCACGCTACCAAGTCCAAAGCCCTGACGGGCAGATGCACGTCATTGAGGGGCCTGACGGAGCCACGCCCGAACAAGTGATGGCCGCAGCGCAGGCGAACATTCCGCAGGCCGCAGCCGCTGCGCCTTCGCTCATGGATCGTGTCGCTACAGCGGGCAAACAGGTCATCGCTGGCGTGCAAGATCCGGTCGGCAAAAATGCGTTGATGGCGGTTGCTGAGCATGCAGCTAACGTCGGCGCGACTTACATGCAGCCGTTTCAAGCATTGCAAGATAAACTTGCTGGCACCACGGGTACGAATGCCGCAACTCGCGCCGGCATCAAAGGCGCAATAGATGACATCGGCGTTGACAGGAATACGCTTCAGTACAAGAACTTTGGGATGGCTACGGACATGGCTGCTACGGCTGGCCTGGGCGGTCTCTTGGCGAAGCCCATTGCTGCGGCTGTGCCTTATCTGCGCACAGCTCTACCGGCAATTGCGCCGTATGTAGACAAGTTCGCCAACGCGCTTGGCTCCGCGGGGTTCACAACGGGAGGTGCTGCGCCTGCAAATGCGCTTGCCAAAACCGGCGAAATGGGCATTCGCATGGCCGGTGGCGCGGTAACAGGTGGCGCCAGCACTGGCCTGATTGACCCGAACAGCGCAGGCACGGGCGCAATGGTCGGCGCAGCGCTCCCGCCTGGCCTAAAGGCGCTTGGCGCAGTTGCCGAGCCTGTCGGGGCGGCATTGGCAACGGGCGCAAAGAGTACGGCCGAACGGCTAATGCAAAGCGCACTCAAGCCCACGATTGCACAACTCCGCAGCGGCGAAGCAAAGACCGCTGTACAGACGCTGCTTGACTACGGCATCAACCCGACAGCCAATGGCGTCAACAAGCTGCAAGACCTAGTGTCAGGGCTAAACAGCGACATTACCGCCAAGATTCAAGGATCAAGCGCGACAGTCAGTAAGCAAAACGTGTTGAACGCGCTCGGCGATGTCAGAAAACAGTTTGGCTCGCAAGTCAACCCGACAGACGATATTGCGGCAATCAATCGAGTCGGTGAGGATTTCTCCGCGCATCCTGCATTTGCGGCTTACAGAAACGAAGAATCGCGTTTATCAAACAACCTTGCTGGAGCCACAAACGAAAAACAAATGGCGCTCCAAGCTTCCGGAAAACTGCAAACATTTGCTGCGCAACAGCAATCATTGGCAGACGGGGCAACGATTCGCCTTTCATCGCAACAGCCTGAAAATCAGCTTTATTACAACACTGGCGGATTTGGTCGAGATGCAACTTCTCCGTCGTCGCTGCCGGTGCCGGGTTATCCGCGCATGCCTGGACGCTATACGAACAACATTGACCGAGTGGCGGAAGGCGAAGCCGGTTCAAAAGAGGCGCTTGACATTTACAAAACAAAGCGTGCAGAGGAGTTGTCGGCATCTGATGCCCTAAAGGCATTCCAAGCTGGCGGAGAATCAATGCCGGTGCAGGCTGCGCAGGAAATGAAGCAAGGAACCTACCGCGCGTTAGCAAAGAAGTACGGCCAACTTGGCGGCGCCGAAACCGAAGCGCAAAAGGGGCTCGCACGCGGTCTCAAAGACGAGATTGCGGCGGCTGTTCCAGGCGTAGGCGAAATGAACGCCGAAGAATCCCGCCTGCTTGCAACTCTGAGCGTTACAGAGCGGCGGGCATTGATGGATGTCAACAAGAACCCGATGGGCTTAGCGGCGCTGGCTCACAACCCGCTGAGTTGGATGGCATTCATGGCCGACAGAAGCGCAGCGTTTAAGTCACTGGCTGCACGCGCGATCAACTCTGCAGCGCCAGCCGCCGGAAACGTCAACGCTCTGGCGGCTCCGGCGCTTTACCGGGCGGCTCCGCGTTCCATACAGAACGGAACCCAACCATAAAACCGTAGACAACGGCGCCAAGCATCAAGAAGCCGGCTCGCCACAAAACGTAGTCAATATAGTCCATCGCTCTATCTTAGCCCGCAGGTTCACACCTTGCGGGCTTTTTACATTTGAAAGACCCCCCTAATGTCTGCAACGTTGTTCACATCCAGCAAGTACAGCGCAACCGATGCGGCCGGGCTTCCCCTCGCTTTCGGCCTCGTCTACACCTACGCAGCCGGTTCGCTAACACCGCAGGCCACCTACACCAGCCAATCGGGCGTATCACCGAACACGAACCCGGTCGTCCTTGATGCCAGTGGGCGGGCGAACATCTGGCTCGGCCCGTATGCCTATCGCTTTATCGTCAAAAACGCTGCCGGCGTGCTGATGCCTGACGGCGATACGGACAACATCACGAACCCGACTGCAAGCGTCCAACTGACGCAGCCGACGACTGACCTGATGACCGGCGACGGTGTAACGACGACGTACACGCTGTCGGCCAATCCTGGCAACGTCAACAACGTTTTCTTCTCGCTCGGCGGCGCAATTCAGGTGCCGGGCGTGGATTACACCATTTCGGGGGTGGTCATCACCTGTATTTCGCCGCCGCCGGTTGGCGTGGCCGGGTTCTTCAACTACACAGTTGCGATGCCTGTCGGCACAAATGACGCTTCGCTGGTCAACTTTTCCGGTCAGGCCAACTACCCGGTCGGCACGGTTGGTCGCAAGTTGCGCGAATACCCGAGCGTTGCAGACTACGGCGCGGTCGGCAACGGTACAACGGACGACACCGCAGCCTTCATTGCAGCCCAAGCTGCAGCCCCTTTCGTGCGGGTGCCAAGCGGGTTTGTTTGCAAAGTGTCGGCCGGTCTAAATTACTGGAAGTTTTTCGGCGAAGGCAAGGTCTTTGAGGCGGGCATTCAATGGGATGTGAGCCGCACCCCGCAAACCGGCGCGCTCGGCAAACTGTACAAGGTGCGGACGTTTGGCACTTACGAACAGGCCACGGGTTTTTCGGTCACGATCAACAGCGGGCAAGCGCAGACGCGAAATAACACGCAAGTTCTCGGCACAGGAACGCAGGGAATGGCGCAGACCTACGTGAGCCGGGATCACGTTGCCGCTTACATCAGTTCGGCATCATTTGACCCTATGCTGATGGACGCGACGACGACGTATACCTCGGTGACGCTGGTGAACGCAGCCGTGCCGGCGCTGTTTGTAGCGGGTTCCCTGCTGCCCGGAATGATTATCGACACGGTGCATACCATCCCGTTTACCGGTCGCATTCAATCGGTTGCAGGGAACGTCATCACGGTAGACGCTTGGTATCCGGCAACACCAAACGGCGCTGGCGCAGGAACGCCTGCAAACAGCACCGGCGCGACCATCAATCCAAACATCAAGATTTGGTGCCAAAACTCGCTGCTGTTTGTCAACGGAAACGCAAGCAACAAGCAGGCCAAAACCGGCTCGGGATATGAACTTGGGTTATTTGTCGGCACGGGCGGCACTGGCGCGGGTGTGTGGGGCTTTGATTGCCAGTCGCAAGCGGGCAAGCCGGAAGCCTTGCACATGGCCCGCGGCGGCCCGCGGCTCTTTTCATACCTGAATCTGGCTGGTGCTGATTATGGTTATCGCAGCGAATCGGCGACGCGCGGTTTCTCGTCAAACAACGAAACGTATCCTTATGAGGCGATCACTGCTGGCGTAGGCGTGTGGAACGTCAACAGTGACGGCGGCACGATTTCAAAGGGAGTTCGACGGGGCGGTATCGCGCCGACCGCTGCCTCAACGGTGTTCGTTAACGTAGATTCAGTCGCTCCTGCTGCTTATGGCGGGCTTTATTGGGTTTCCGGGTTCAACATTGTCGGCGGCGCTGAATTTCACTCGCTTGTGATGACTCGTGGCGGTGTGGTCACGACAATCTCACACTCAGACAACACGACGTTGGGCGTTGTATATCAAGCCGTAGGACGTAGCTTACAAATCAAATGTACGACTGCCGGGAATATTCAGTTTATCGGCCACAGCTTTAGTGCTTAACTGGAAAAGACATGACGACTCAAATTCCTAATTCAATGCTTGTGAGCCCGGGCGGTGTAGCTGATGCGGTTGCGCGTGCGCAGGCGACGGCCGCGCAGACAACCGCCGACAGTAAAGCGACGTTGCAAATTGGCGCTCTGGCAGCGAGCACAACTACGTCTCCCAACGCGAGTGCCGTTATGACCGCGATTGCTGCCGGCACGGGTGGCGCTTCCGTCACCTTGCGAACTGCGGCTAGCAACGCTATTCCACTTGACACTGTAGGCAACGGTCGAGCTATGCCTTTGGTTGCAGGACAGACCATCCTCATCAACGCTCCGACGACGCTTACCATCGCGGCGGGGGCCATTGAAGGTGCGTCGTGTGAGGTTAGTTATTACGTTGCGTCAACGATCACACTTCCGACGACCTATTCGGGCATTCCTGCAGGGGCGGCTGTTGTTGTCAATGGGACAATATCTGTCGGTTTCAGGTATCGCCTTGTTTTTGGCATCTCGGCTGGCGATTTGGTGATTTTCTGTTTCCAGCAAGCTGCAGTTGATGCGGTTGCGCCAACGCTGTCGTCAGCATCGGTAGCAAACGCTACGCCAGCGCAAATTGATCTTGTTTTTAGCAAGCCGATGTTTGCAACATGGAGCGCAGCCAGTGCGTTTGTTATTGCAGGCCATACGATTACCGGAGTTACGCAACTGACTGCGACAACGGGCTTTTTGACAAGCAATACAGCATTTATAAACGGAGAAAGCCCTCGCACGCTTTACTACGCTCAGCCCGGCACGAACAACATGCAGGACTTGGCAGGCAACCTTCTTGCTAATATTGCTGCAGCGGCGATCACCAACAACGTGGGAGCGTCTGCGCCAATATTCGTTAGCTCAACCCCGTCTGCTGCGACAGTCGGCACGCCATATAGTTACACCTACGCAGCCACGAACACGACAAGCTACCCGCTGGTCAGTGGCACATTCCCTGCGGGCCTGACGTACAACCCCGCGACCGGCAACATCTCTGGCACTCCTACAACTGTTAGCGCTGTAGTTCACATGGTGTCAGCAGTCGGGCCGGGCGGCACAACCAACGGGCCGAGCAGCACGCTTACCGTCAATGCGTCGGCAGCGACTCACGGCGATACATTCATCCGCGCAAACTCGCTAACGAGCTTGGGTGCGCCTTCTGATGGCGGCGTAGCATGGGTTACCTATGGGCCTGCCACTTGGGGTATTAGTGGGAATCAAGCCTATGTTGTAAGTGTAAGCAGCGCTGGTGATAACGTTGCCATCAGACTTTCAGGCTCTGCGACGATTGACCACACGATAGACCTTCTCTACAGATCAGGCTCAAATATCGGTGCCGTTGTTCGTGGTGCCAGCGACACTTATTGCATCGAGGTTTCGCCGCCAACAAATCCGGGCACAGGCTGGACAGTGTACTCAAAGGTGGCAGGCGGATATACGTTAGAAGCAGCACTGGTCGGCCCCTCCGTAGTTGACGGGACTACCTACACCACACGGGTTACGGTCTCT